GGTTTTGGCGATGACGGGGGTGCGCTTGGGGTCCTGAAGCAGTTCCCGCAACTGGCGCACTTCGATGAGCACGGCGTCCAGATGCGCCCGCTTCTTTGAGATCTCGCTATGCAGCTGCTCGATGGCTACGATGCGATCCCAGGCGAGTCGATTGCGCTCTTTGAGAAAATTGGCGCGATCATCCAGGTTGACAAGACGAAGGGAAGCATCATTCTCAAAAGCCACAAGGCGATTCCAGATAGAAGCTGCGGGAAGTTCCCCCTCCAGCCATTGACGCAGGCGTGCGCGAAGCCAGTTCATGGCAGGGTTTCCTCTTCAGCTTCAATCACTCGCATCAAAGAACGCGATGGTGCGGGCGTAAACTTCTCAAATTTATAGCCTTGGGTAATGCCTCGTTCTCCGAAAGTTCCACCAATATCATACGTAGCTGGAACGCGCCTAAAATACTCCCCGGAGGAATCCACCAAGACCAACTCTCCGTTCTCGGTGTAGTCTTTCGAGTGAATCATCATCTCCACCTCGGCATCCTTCCTACGCGCTGGGTGGTGTGTTCGCCCTGCTTGAACAGTTTCATGGCCATGGCGCGGGCGGTCATCTCGTCAGCGGGGTCCTGCATCTGGATAGAATCATACAACTCTTTTGCCCTCACGTCACGCGGAGCCTTCGATTGCGGGTTCAGGAACGAGTGCAGGCCGTAGCGGATTTCATCCGTCACGTCTTCCCAGAGGGCCCCGGCCACGCGCTCGACATCGTCGGGATCGATGGGATCGCGCTGGGCGGCGGGGATGGCGGCGATAGCCTCGGGACATTCCTGGGAGACGAAGAACGCGGGGCCTTGCTTGGCGCGTTCCTCTGAGATGTTCGAGCCTACCAGGTTCGCTTGCCGCAGGAGGTTGTACATGAAGCGCCAGCCCATTTTGCGGTTCTGATCCGCCGTTTCGGGGGCGGGCATCTCGTAGCGGCGCATGATGCGCATCCACTGTTCGCCTACCGTGTGGCCCCCGGCTTGTTTCGCCCTCTGGCCGAAGCCGTCCTGGGACATGAAGAAGCGCTTGACGGTGGCTCGCTCGTGCTGCGGGGTCATGGCGACTACGTCGGTAGCCATATCCGCTTCGGCGCGGTTCTGGATGACGTGCTCGCGGTAGCGGATGACGATATCCATGGCGTAGTCGGTATGCCCGCCAAAGTGCTTGATCCACTCAGAAGGGGACAGTTTGCCGGAGACATACCAGCCATGGGAGGCGTGATCTCCGAAGCCCCAGTCCTGGGCCATCCAGCGGACCCACCAGGGTTTGACTATCGCTTCGATTTGCGCTTTGGTGAGGGTGCAGAGGGTTTCGTCCCACGCCCCGGCGAAGTACTGCCCCTCAAAGGAATCGAAGTTTCCAAGGAGATAACCTGACCGGATCGCATCAGGGAAAGCGTCATATTTTCTTCCTTCGGAGGTTTCGGTGACGAAGAGTTGAAAGCGAGAATCCGAGTCCAGGCCATAGAAGTCGTCTTCCTCGATCTCCACTTGTCCTCGAAACCACTCGAAGTTATCCCAACCGAATACATGAAGGAAAGCATAATTCGACGGCTGCTCCTTTCCCTTGTAGTGTTTGGTCCAAAAGATGCGCTTCAGGTATTCCGAGCTTTTGCCGCCGGGGTTGAACAGGAGCACCAATTTGCAGAAGCCGGGAGGGAGTCCTTTATCGGTGCGGGTCCAGCGCGCGGCCATTTCCATATCCTGAAGCTCGCGTTCTGCGAACTGCTGGGCTTCGTCCACGAAGATAAAGGGGGACTCGAAGCCGCCGCGAAACTTGCGCTCGACATCGCCGGGGGTTTCGGCGTAGGCGAAGACGATACGCGAGCCGTTCTTGAGCTTCAGTCCGTCCTTTTCAGTGTAGTTCTCCATCAGTTCGGGATAGGCCCCCAGGATCTTGTCGATGTGATTGGACTTGAGATCGTTGAAGACGCGGCGGATGATGGTGATCTGGAGGCCGGGGTACTGATTGCCCAGTTCGGCGGCGAGCAGGAGTGCGCAGTTATCGGAGCCTGCGGATTTACCGCCGCCCTTGGCCCCTCCGAACCCTATGATGGTGGCTGCATCCTTGCCGGTGGTGGTGAGGAGATCGTACAGCGTCTCCTGCTTAGGCTGGAGGTGGATTTTCACTCTGGTATTTCTTCCTCGATAGGAGTGATGGGCTCAAGCGGGAATTGCTTCTCTCCGTGTTTCACTGTTTCCGCCGTGATTTGTCCGCGTTTGCCAGTTAACCCCTGCTCCCAAAAGAGACGATTCAGTTCCCGCGCTTTCCACTCAGCATGCGACATCCAAAGTGCGTTCATATTTTAGCCAGCACGAGATCGAAGATATCCCGCAATTCATTGGGCAGGAGGCGATAATCATAGGGGCCGTCCTTGGTGAACACGCCCTGTTCGCCTTTGGCTACGAACTTACCCCACTGCCAGCCTTCTAGTTTGGTTTTCCCTTTGATGAAGCTCGCCAGGACATAGATGGTCATGGGATCACAGTCGGCTACCTCAACCAGGAGCCAAGGCGGGGCATGGGTGGCGGTCTTCACATCCACGGGGAAGGTCCCGAGGCTGGTGGGAAGCCAGAAGTCTATGCCGCCATCGCCCTGATCTTTGCGATCCAGGTTCATGGGGAGGTCAAAGACCGTAGAGAACAGGTATTCTCCTTCCATGCCGATAGAATGGGAGTCGTCGCGCAGTTTGCCGTACTGGGAACGCACCGCAGTTTCGCGGCGGTGGGCTTCTTTTAAGACGGCAGCAGTTAGATTTAACATTAATTCTTCTTCATTCTACGCTCATACGGGCGAGGGTTTCTACCACGAAGTTGTAAGCGGCCTCATCGGTAGCGGGTTCATTCATGAGCGTCAGGGCGGATTTGGCGTTCTCCAGGGCGTAGCGCAGGTAGGTGCTGACCAGGATACGGCACTCCTGGGCGGCGTCATCCGCCATTGGGCTTATCCCCCTCATTTTCCTTGCGGTTACGGAAGGCCCATTCACTGAAATCGAGGGCTAATTTCACTGCTCCGAGCCCAAAGCTAGTCTTTTCCTCTACGTGTCCTAAGGCGATGGCCCCAGCGAGGGCGAGGATCGAGAACACCATAATAGCCCCGAGGATGAAGCGGTAGCGATCCACTTGACGGACCAGTATATACTGGATTTATCTTTCCACGAACGGGGTGTCCGTCTAAGAGCGGCACCCCACCTGGAAAGATCAGGAAGTTCGCGGTGAGGCAAAAACCCTCATATCACGGTGGCCCGGAAGTAAAGACGCCAACGCCGGAAACATCGGCACGCAGGCGTGGCCTTACTCCTACCTATCCACCGAACACCTCGCACGCTAAGACGATCATGCGAAATGGCCAGCCCATTATGGGAAAGCGCCTCGCCAAGATCATAAACGACATCATGGCATCTAGAGCGAAGCTCGACGCCCAATTGGAATTAAGTCCCAAGTTCCGAAACCTTCTCCAACGAGAAGAACGTGAGCGCTTGGGCTCAGGGGGCACCCTGACCAACACAAACCGCACGATCCCGCAAGACCCGGACGCCGGGGAGCGGGCCATCGTGGACGAAAGAGCCTAGTCCAGGGCGATAGGCGACTAGTTCGCGCAATTCTAACCCTCGCACGGAGTCGGGAATGCATCGCAGCGCTTGGGGGAACCTACGGAGGGGGTAGTGTCTTTCCTTGCGCCTGCGGCGATCCCCGGTTTCCTTACCGCTACTCCAAGTGTACGGGTACAAGTTGTACCAGCTAGCAATTCAAGATTATTTTTGTAATGGGTACCCCCCCCCTACTTCTACTAGTAGAAACCGCGATCCTCTACTAGTAGAACCTGATACCTGAGCCCAGAACGGGTACCCTCTCTCAGTCGGCGCCTTCGGACGCTATACCCCCTGCCACCCCGTCGTCTGCTGCCGGCAGGCGCCGGCGGGCGCCGGCTGCTGCTGGCGTAACATCTATTACGCGCTGTGCGCGAGGCGCAACGCGCGTTACCTCAACGGTCATCTTATTGCCGTCAGCGTCAGCATGGCGCAGCTGCATCGCGTCGCCGTAGACCTTGGGCGCGAGCTTAGCCGCGCGCCATTGGTATGCGCCTATTGCAACCTTAGCCGCGTGCGGGTCTAGCTCGCCAGACACGCAGCGTTCGGCTGTTTCCATGATTCGCTCATCCATGACTTCGGCCTGAGCCTGCCTTGCGCGCGCGTACCTGGCGAAGAAATCTGGACGGTTTACGAGCCAATGAAGCACAGTTTCCTTGCAAGGCAAGCCTGGATCGGAGCAAATCTTGCGAAGAGATTCGCCTCTAGAGATCTCATTACAAACGAGATCCGCGATTTCATCGGTATAACTCGAAGGTCTGCCAGGCTGCATCAATCGAAGTTTACCATCGTCAGCGAAAATAGTTGCAAATTAGTCCTTGACATCTAGACCACCGCTGCTGTAAGATTGGGTTATGGAAAACATCTACAGCGCATCGCATATTCACACTTGCCCGGTTTGTGATCGTGACCATCTTTGCTACGGCATTGGTTGCACGCATATTGACTGCTTGTGCGATGAATGCTCTGATGCTGACGATGATGAATCAGAAGTAGCAGCCTAACAGGAGACCCATGAGCACACCATCTTTGATGAAAGAGTATCTTGAGCTTCAGAAAGCGTCATTCGGCATCTTTGGCGCGAACGCGAAACGCGCCGCCAATGAGATCGTTGATGAGCTTCTGTCTCGCGGAGTCACTGAGATTCCGAATATCTTTGGACCGATCCAGCTTCGTAAGTTCGAGCTATAACCCCATGAGCACACAAAACATGAGCACGTTCGAGTGGCTGCAAGCCAAGCGCGAATGGAGCGTCGCGAACGATGCTGCTATTCGCATCCTGCACAAAGCTTGGATGGAGACATCCGGTGATCGCTTTTCTGAAGACGCCAGCAAGCGCTTGGCACATGCCAAAAACTACCTGCTTTGCCTGACTTGGGACAAAGTGTCGCAATGATTACCTACAACGGTCCGGGCCGCGAACTCTGCCTGACCCTAGCGAAGCTCTGCGAAGCCACGCTGAACTGGGAAGGTGCGCATATCCTCAGGCGTGCAGCTGGGCACCTGTATCGGCAGATGAGGCTCGCATGAATAACTGCAAATTGTGCGGCGCAGGCGACGTGCCAGAATGGTCCACTGACGCCAAAGTCTGGATTCATCGCCGCGAGAACCTAGATCGACGATGCGATAATCCCCCAGCAGATTGGGCGATTGAAGACAAAGACGGCGGCTTTAGGGAATGCTCTTCTGAAGCCGAAGCGCGCGGGTGGATAAAAGCCTTCCCGGAGCTATACGGGCTCGTCACTCGCAGATCAGCGGGAGGCTGGACCAAATGACCAAAAACCCCGCCGCCGTCGCCCTAGGCCGCAAGTTAAGGTGTTGCTCTTGTGGGCTGTGGGTGCATTTAGGCAATATCCCCGATGCGGACTTTGAGCGTATGAAACGTATCGGCGTAAAGTGCGGCGATTGCGTCACTAGCGCCGTAATCGACTATGAGGAAGGTGATGCCTAAAAACGAAGCAGCAGTAGCGCTAGGCCGCTTGCGCGCCGCTAAGGGTGATCTAGCCGCAGTTGGCTCCCTCGGTGGCCTTGCAGCGCGCGGGAAGCCCAGGAAACGGCAACCCGTGGAGAAATGCGCGTGCGGAAAGATGAGCAAAGCGCGC